GTAGCTTCTTGGCCAAATCGATAAGCAGCTTTTCAAACCTACCTCGCGCTTCCAGCAACGGCTCGCGGGCGTTAAAGAGCGGCTGCGTCGCTGCGATATGAACGAATGCAGCCTCACCCTTTTTTAGAGCAGCAAATAGCTTATTCGCTTCCTTAATATCGCCGTCGCAAAACCCTCTGCAAACTGCCTTGATTTGCAAAACCAGCTTACCCTCTGCCCGAACCATGTTCTGGCGGTTTCGCCATGCGCGGTAAATTTGTGCAATCGTTTCATCTTCGTATCTTTTGTCCATTTCTTTCTCCTTGTTTTAAAGACCAGAGGCGCTCTTTAAATGGCATTACTTAGCGCTTCTCGATTGGCCTCTGGTCGGTGTTATTTGGGCGTTAGGGTTTTGGCATTGCTGCGCGCGCCTGTTGGCCCAAATTTGGTGGGGGCGGGCATGACACGGCATTTCTGCGCACAACGTTTGGCCCCCTGTGATTGGTTGGGAAGGGCGACAGTCAATTGACATTTCTGTGTTGTGCCGTTGGCCCTTCCCTTTGGTGCGCACCTTTAGTAGCATTTCTGCGTGTACAATTTGGCACCTTGTAAACTGGTGGGGGCGATAGCATAATGGCATTTCTGCATTCTGACGATGGCCCCCTGTGATTGGTTGGGAAGGGTGTAGCAAGGTTGGCATTTCTGCGATATTTACTTGACCCTTCCCTTTGGTGCGCCGACAGGTTGGCATTTCTGCGGACCTTGTGCGGCACCATGTGATTAATTTGGGGGTGACCGGCTCTTGGCATTTCTGCGTGTGATGCGTGACCCCCTTAAACATCATGACACCATGACGTCTGTGTGAATTGCTTCTACGTCTTCGATCTTCCAGACATCCCGAACAGCTTTGTCTTCGGGCATCTTCTCTAAGATCGCAGACAGAAACTTATGGTTGCGGCGATGCGTGTTCGCCTTCAAACCTTCTTTGTGCACGACGTGCTCCAGATCACTCTTCATCGCGTCACCAAGGCAGATGCCTAAGTCAGGTAGCGCGAAGTAATCAAAGATATTCTTCGCATAGAGCGCCGCCGTGTTTTTGAGAGACACGCTTGGAACGGAATGCTCGCCCTTTTGCAAGAGTACCTGCTTGGAGATCTTCTCAGCTTGCTTTCTAAAGCTGGCACGATTTCCCCGCGACCTTGCGCTTACATCCTCAGACGCAATGCGCTGCAAGTAACGTGCGGTCGCCGCATCGCGTAATTCCTTGTCGCTGCGTAACATCTGAAGATATTTTTCCGCAGCTTCTTTCTGAGTTTTAGAGCCATCCCAAGCCTTCTCAATGGCTTCCAGAACAATCGGGTTTCTCATTTGATAGGTCATAACCACCACCCCGCGCTGATGCCCGCTACAAACACAGCCGCCATAACAACAACCAAGGCAAAGATTGCCCAATCTTGTTTATCAATTTTCATCTGACTTCTCCCAAGGTGCGCGGTCTAGTGTGACCTTCATGTTTTCCTGATGCTTCTTCTGGCTACCCAGCGCGACCTTCGTATTGAAGTCAACGCGAGGATGCGGCTTGACTGGCGGGGGCGCATCGTTTGACTTCTCCTCACTCATCATCATCATCCCTGTATATATTTACATCTATCTCGCCATCGCCAAGACAAAGTGGACATGTCTCGGACACGTCCTCCAAATATCCAATGTCTCGGTCAAAGCCTTGCCGTCTAGCCACCTCATAGGTGATGTAGCCATCGCCATTGCACTCAGGGCACGCCATATTAGTTATCATTGCCTTATACCTCGCCTTTCTCTTGATTGTTCGGCAGTCTCCCCAGCTTTGGGGCGACCGCCTTTTGCGCCGTTTCTTTGATGCTTCTTATAACAATGATAAGAAATCATTTCTTTAATTTCCGGCCTTTCTTTTCGTTCCGCTTCTGCGAGGGCAAGCATAGCCTTGCCCAACGCGACCTCTTGATCTTCAGTCATTTAAATGTACCACATTTTGCGCAACATTTCCGCGCACAACTTCATCCATGATGTCGATGTGCTGGCACATTTCACGCGCCCAGCCAGCGTCAACCAATTCGCCGCGCTCAGCAAAGCTGCGTATTGTGTCAGCAATTCCAACCGCACGTAGATGCGCGTCTACGTATTTCTTGTGCTTGTCCATGTTAATCCTTCCTTATGTTAATATTATGTCAATTTCCCGTTGACATCTAATTGATACCAATGTTAGGCAGTGTGTGTCAACAATTTTTTTGTGAGGTAAAAATGAAAGATACCAAGCCGTGCATGTTGCACCTGTCGCACCATGCGGATCAAATCATTGAAAGTATGCGGATTGAGCATCCGTTCAATAACACGCGCAAGACGCCAAGTCGGAGCGACTTTGTGGAGCAAGCGGTGCTGCATTATGCGGAGCATCTAAAGGCGGAAATGGATGGTCAACGGGCGTAATAAAGGCGCATCGTTTGAGCGCAGCATAGCAAATATGCTTTTTGCTGAGTTAGGGCTAAACGCAAAGCGCGACATTGAGCAGTATAGAGCCGCAGACCACGGCGACATCATAGCGGATGATGATAGCTGGCCTTACGTTATCGAATGCAAACGCTATGGCGGCAAGCATCACACGTTTCGCCCTGAGTGGTGGATGCAGGTCGAAAAGGCAGCGCAGGCAGCGGGCAAAGAACCCGTGCTTGTCTACAAATACGACAGACAGCCGATCACAGTGGTTATGCGATTAGAGTATCTGATGGGCGATGGTGCGCATCACGACGAGAAAGTAAGGATGGACTGGGAAGCGTTCATCTATGTAGCAAGGGAGAATTGGGATGATACGTCTGACACATGATGATGTTCTGGAGCGACTGAAAGGTCTGCAGGTAGAATATCAGGAGATACGGGAGGCTGAGCAAAAACTTCAGGAGCTTATTGCCCCCTTAACAGAGATAGACAAGGCAGAGCGCAAACTGGCGCAACTTTATGCAAAGCTAGAGGAGAATTGGGATGAAAAGATTTGAGTTTAAAGAACCAGAGAATAAGAACCATATTTGGTCGCTGCAACGTGTAGTTGGGACAGACATAGGTTCGTGGACCGCGCATGAAGAGCCTTACCTTGTCTTTCACTTGAACAGTGTCGAGAGCGCAGGTTCCACGGAAACTCGCTACGGAAGCCGTGAGGTTTTTCAAATAAACTTTAAAAGCGGCAAGACTATTTATGTAGAAGTTCCAGAAACGAAGCGCCACACGTTTCTTGAAGAGCTTATTTGGTGCATTGGGAATACAACATGACGCAAATTGAATACAACCTGCCCGACTATGAGTATCACGATAAAGAGATACACCCGCATATCTCAAGCAGTGACGTAAAGATTGTTCTGAGCAAATCCTTGCTGCATTGGGCGGGGCAAGAGCGCAAGGAAAGTGTTGCTTTTGACATTGGCAAGGCAGTACACGCACTGATCTTGGAACCTGAAAAAGATTTAGTTGTGCGCGGCCCAGAAAATCGCATGGGCAACAAATGGAAGGATGCCAAGGCAAAAGCTGACAAGGCTGGCAAAGTGCTGCTGACCGAAAAAGACTATGACCTGTGCATGGCTATGGCGACAAACGCATTCATGCACTGCGACTTCCTCAAACAAACTGTGTACTCTGACAAGTTTGTCGCTGAAGCCAGCATCTTCACAACCTGCAGCAAAACTGGTGTTGATATAAAGGTGCGCCCAGATGGGCTAATCATGCCATCCACAGAGGGTGGCGCACCCTACATGATCGACATAAAGACAACACAGGACGCAAGCCCAGAGGCATTTCAAAAAGAAATTCGGCGGTATAACTATGACGTGCAGATTGCGTTTTACTTACATGTAATGCAAGAGGCGGGTTTGCCTTGCAAAACCATATATCTCATTGCAGTAGAAAAAAATGCACCATATGTCACAACTGTGCATGAACTTAGCGAACTGTATTTAGCGCACGCACATAAGCGCATGCTTGCCACGCTGGAAAAAATTGGCAATGCTATACGAACAGGGGAATTTACGACAGATTGGCCTGACGTAAATCAAGTCTTTCTCCCGCCGTGGATGGAAGATGAACTAGAAGCATTTTAAAACAAGGAGACAAGTCTATGAAAATGCTAACACCAAACCAAGTTCTGTTTGAGAACGTGACAGCGCAGTATCCGCGCATCAATCAAACCTATCGTTTCGACAACATGGAAAACAAAACTGTGCCATGCAGACCAGAGGAAGATGGCGCAGCATATGAAATTTCATTCACCATGACCAATGATGATGCCACAGAATTTCTGAGGAAATGCGATGAGATTTACGCGGAAACTGCCGCAGCGGATACAAAGCGCAAGTGGAAGCCCACGCCCATGTATTACCCGTACAAAGAACTGGACGATGGACAGCCGCAAGGCAAAGCCAAGCTAAAAGGTGCTTATTCTGGCGAGGCCACAAAGCCACCGTTGCAAAAGGACGCAAACCGCAACTCTTTGCCACCTGACTTTCGCCTAACGACAGGCAGCAAGGTCAACGTGTGGGGGCAGCTATTTGCGTATAATACGGGAGCCGTGTCTGGTGTTGGGCTTAGGTTGCGCGGCGTGCAGGTCTTAGAGCTTGCGGAGGAAGCGTCAAACGACCCTTTCAGCGCAACTAATGGATATACAGGTGGATATACAGCAGCAAAGCAAGAGGATGACCCATTTGGCTTGCCGCCAGTTAAACCAAATGCACCCGCGCAAAGCGCAGATTTCAGTGATGAGATACCCTTCTAAGTAAAAAATTGCCCCGCGTGGGAGAGCGCGGGGCAGTACATCATCATGAGACAAGAAGAACAAATAACCATCGGAGGAGCATTTGTTGAAGCAATGATAGGGCAAGATGTAGGCAAGATCAAGTACCCAGAACCCATATATAGTGTATATGCACCGCAAATCATAAATGCGCTGCAGCTTAAAAAGACAAGTCACCAAGAGCATCACGGGCCTTGCCCAAGTTGCGGAGGTGTTGATCGGTTTTGGATTAGCGAATATCAAGGAAATCTAAAGGTAAACTGTCGGCAATGCGGGGACTGGCGCGGAATAATCGCAATTCTACGCAGCCGCGGCCTTTATCCAGACAAGGAATATGTGAGTGAAACAGTGCCTAAAAATCAAGATAACGTGGTGAAGCTCCCAGAAACGCCAGAGTTGCACCCGT